TTAAAGTTTGTGTCCCTGTAAGTGTTACATCACCAGCTGGTAAAGTATAAATGTCTGGATTAGTTCCATCGTTTGCAGTTGCGAATACAACAGCATCGCCTTTGTCAGTTCCTGCGAAAGTAAATGAATCACCAGAACCTGTAGCATATTTAAATTGTACTGTCGGAGTACCTGCTCCGTTAGTAGTTGAATTTCTTAAATAATAAAAAGTTTGAACATCATTTGGTATTGTTACAACTTGGTTTCCTGTAATAGAACCTGTAAACTCAATCATTCTATGAGATAGAACTGCACCAGTTGCTCCATCAGATACAGATAAAGCTGTAGTCTGTGCACCACCTGCTATTGATTGAGTAGTAAATCCTCCAGCTATTTGTTCAAAAATACTTAAATTTGTATTTGTTTTAGTTCCCCACGTTCCAGCGTTTTCGCCAGTAGCCTGAAGTTCTATTCCGAGTGGTGTATATGTTGATGCCATATTTTATAATCTCCTGTTATGCAACGTCACTATAACTTGTATTGGATCCTGTTGCAACACTTGTATACGAAGAATTTGAACCTGTGTCAACATCAGAATATGCTTGAATTCCAAAGCCTGAAGATGTTCCAAATAACGCTACATTAGACGTTGTTAATTGTCCATCTAATGTAAATGAAGCACTAATATTAAATGACAAAGATCCTACAGAAGTAGTTGCTGATACTCCTGTTAATCCCATTACATCTGCAGGGTTTAATGTGCCTGTAGAAGAAGTTATTGCTTGACCAGTTAAATCAACAAGAGGATTTGTTGAGATTTCAATACTACCTATATTTGAAGTAGAACTTACACCTGTTAATCCCATTACATCTGCCGGTGTAATTGCACCTACAGAAGAGGTTGAACTTAAACCAGTTAAGCCCATTACTTGATCTGAAGGATTTAATGAACCAACTGTTGAAGTTGAAGAGACTCCTGTTAAACCAAATGAAGCATCTATTTGTAAAGATAAAGATCCAACTGTTGATGTTGAACTTATTCCTGTTAAGCCCATTACATCTGCTACTTCTAAAACAAATTCTCCACCCCAAGAGTTACCACTCCAAGCTAAAGTACCCCAACTAAAATCTCCTCCAACATTTGATTGTAATTCTGGTGGAGCTGTAAGTGTAAAAGTTAATCCTGAGGATCCCCAATTTTCTTCACCCCATTCATCTTGTCCCCAACCTGTATTTATTTCTGCTGAAACTGTTACTGAACCTATAGATGAAGTAGAAGAAACTCCTGTAAGAGATATAACAGCATTATTAAGTTGTCCCCATTCACTATCATTCCATGCTTGTGCACCCCAACCTAATGTAAATTCGTCAGTTGTTCCCCAACGATTAGTACTCCAAGTTGTGCCTGATTCATTCCAAGAATTGGCCATAAGGATTTACCTCCTTATGCTATCCTGATGATTGCGTTTGATGCGTCAGCTGTTGGAAATTGAATTGTAAAAGTTCCACTTGTTACAGTTTTATCTGAACCGAATGCAATTGCACAAACTGCTCTATCACCGTTTGTATCATTATAAATTAAACAACCGTTTGCTGTAAATGAAGCCGAAGTATAACTAACATCTGCAAAATCACAACAAGCTGTGTCTGTTGATAAAGCTGGAGTTACGCTTGTAAGTGTTGCACCACCCGCAGAATATGCAGATCCAGACGTGTTAGAAATTTCGTTTGTTGCACTATAAGCTGTTGTAGACTTATTTAAAGTTGCTGAACTTGTGTACAAAGCTAATTTAAATGTGTTTCCAGATGACGCTGTAAAATTGTGTAAAGCTTGTAAAACTTCTGCTTTAAAACTATTACATATTGCCGATGTTATTGCCATAATTTAATCTCCTATTAAGGTGACGTTGAAGGTATAGTTATTCTAACTGTGCCATCCGTATAATCATCTCGTTTACGTCTGCCAAGTTGTTCAATACCAAACTTGTCTAGTTCTTGTTTATACTTATTTTCGTATAGTGTCAACATATCTAGAGGGCCTTTTAAATACCCATATGCTTCACATAAACATGCATATAATAAACCATTTCCAAAGTATTGGCTTATGTAAGTCGTAGTATTTGACCCCGATAAACCGTCAGGGATGGCTTCATAGTGTATTTTAAACTTAAATGTAGTACTAGGTGCCGGGGCTAGAAACAATCGTCCTGAAGTCGTATCTGAGACGCCTGTAGCACCACCAAACATAGCATAGTATTTTGGTGTTCCTGTTGATGTTTCAGAAGGAATATATTCTTGTAAATAAGTTTCATCTTTTTTTTCTAACCAAGTATTTGCTCCTGTTGCAGCTGATGTTGAAGTGTATACTTGCACACCTTTGACAAATAAAGTTTTAGCGGGAACATTAATTGTTGTTTGTCCTGTAACTAAATTACCAATAGATTGTTTTTTATATGCATCAAGAGGCACATCTCTTAATATTCTCATTTCAGCATTATCAATAAACTGATCAGTAATAGTAGATGTTAATACATTAGCATCTACTTCTGTGTAGTTTTGAATTGCTGTTGTTAATGTTGCGTATGTAAATCCTGCCATATTATAACTCTACATTTAATGGTCCTGCTTGACAACCATTTCCTCCGCCTGAATAAGTATCAAGCCAGGTAGCTCCTTGATCATTAGTTTTTAATTGATATCCATTATAATTAGTAACGGAAGAAGGTTGTCCTGCACTTGAAGAAGTTGTTGTATTTAAAGCAGTAACTATTCTTGCACCAATAATTTTTGCTCCAGCTGAGTGGCTACCTGCGATAGTATTTTTAGGAGTTGAACCTCTAAAAACTGCGTTTGTTCCTCTAGTCAAACCAGACAATGTTTTTGTCCCATTATTATAACCTGTGTATTGAATAATTTCATTTTGATAAGTACCTATTTTTAAAGCGTCTGAAGTATCTGATGAAGTTAAAACTTTTTCAATCATTAAAAAACCACCATTTAAATAAAAATCTAAATCAGGGTCAGTTACAACTAAAGAAGTAGCTGTAGCATTTATACCTACAGATAAAGTAGTTGTAAGCTCTGTGTTTTGAATAGGAATTGCAACACCTGATATGGACAAAGGGCTTTTAAGAGACATTAATCTTACATAGTCTCCAACTTGTATTCCACTATCGGGATGAGAAACACTATATACAGCTCCAATTCCACCTCCAGCATTTTCTGCTGTGAAAGGATTAGTAGGTAAAAAATCTGCTGTAGGTAATTCTGTTCTTGCAGGTTTTGCATTCTGTAAACCTTCAGGATCAGCGCCGTGTGCTCTTGGTTCTAATTGTGGCTGTTTAGGCTCAAACTCTGATATGTGAACTCTAGAGCCATTCCATTCTCTAACCATTTCTTTATATGGAAAAGCCATACCAGATCTGTCTGATATAAATTGTGCATGTTTACCTTTTGAAAAATTAGACATTTGGATAATAAGTTTTTGGTGTTATGTAAGAACTAGATGATGAGCCATCTTCCGCTAAAGCTCTTTGTAATTCATCTTCGTATAATAATTTCATGTTTTGAGTTAATTCTGGTTTGAATTTTTGCGATAAGTAATAAGCTAAACCTGATGCCATACATGGTACAAATCTATATGGAACATCTGTTGCATTAGTATAATTACCAACATCTTGTATTCTTTTTACATAATAATAGTTAATTGTATTACCTGCTTCTGTTGAACCAGGTGTTAAGTATAAAGTGATTGTAACTTTATCTATAAATCTTTGTACAAAGTATTGTGAAGGCGTTCCTTCAGATGTTTTATTTGAAAGACCTTGATATGTAGATCTGTTTATTTTTGTAAGAGGTGTATCAACACTTGAAGAGTTTCTGTAAACAGCTTCTAATATATCGTCAACACCATAAACAGCGGTAGCACTAGAAGTGCCATCATCTGTTGATCTAAACATTGTATATGTTGCTTGACCGTCAACTAATGTAATTGAATTATTTGCTACTTCCCAATAGTGAAGACCTCTGTTACCCCACTCTTGAAACATAATATTAAGAGAACGTCTGGCCATACGTAACTGATTACCAGATACACTTTGCATACCTATTCGTTCATAAGACTCTTCTATAATCTCATCTATAGCAAATGTCTTGTCGAACGTTGTCGTTCCTGAAGTAGTATTAGCCATTTAGTCTCCTTACTTGTCCAATATAATTGTAGCAACAGCGTTTGAAATTGCTGACACAGTCATACCGCCTTCAAACAAAATACCATCTTCTGCTAAATTATACGAAAAAACATCCCCAGCTGGAACATCTACTTGAAACTGTGTAACAGAATTACCGTCTTGTAAAGTTACTGAACCTGCTGATCCAGTTGAAGAAAGAATAATTCCTCTTAATCTTGTTCTACCTCCAAAGACTAATGTAGCATCTGTTTTTCTAATTGCTTTTACGTCTGATTTCATTATCCTGTGTATCCTATTGTTACAGAAGTTGTATTAGTTAAATCTAAATACACTCCATTTTTAAATCTTATACCAGAGCCAGGAACAAAAATATCACAACCCTCTGTTCCAAAACTTGATTGAAACTCTAAAGAACCTGTGCCATCTGATCCATCATGTAGTTTAACTGTAGAACTAGCTACTCCAGCAGCTTGAATATAAGTTACTCTACATGGTCCTAAATTTGTAGAACCACCTGTTATAGTTTTAAATCTACCATCTGCTGTTAACGTAGTAAATTTTTGATCGCTTGAAAATGATCCGCCGCCTGCCATAATTTATCTCCTTAAAAATTATGTGGGGCCGAAGCCCCACAGTAATTATTTATTATTGTGTGTCAGATGTTGAATCAATTCCAAAAATTTTAAGAACGATTACAGTATCTCCACCTGGATCTCCAGAAACAACTAATTCAACTTCGTCTCCAGCTAATCCTGCTACACCTGGTGCAAAACCAGACATACCAAGTACACCATTACAACCTAAGAAACCTTTCCAACCAGTTGTATTAAGAGCTAAAGAAGCTCCATCAACATAACCGTCTGTGTCAGCATCTGTTCCAATGTCAACTAAGTTAACAGCGTTAACTGCAGCTGTAGTCACTACAACACCAATTCCTAATGGAATAAAGTTTGTAGGGATCTGAATCGATGTTTCTTTTCCAGTAGTTGCACCATTAGCAACTGTAATAGTTGCAGTGAACTCTTTAAGACTCATCGTAGATGTAACAGCACCAGTGCTCGTACTTTTATCAATTACTTCAAAACCGTTTTCCGATCTTACCGGTCCTGAAAATGTTGTGTTTGCCATGTTATATTCCTCCTAGAATACATAAATGTAGTCCCTAGGGATGTCGACCATACGCGTCTACATTTACTTTGTTTTATTAATGTATGGTGGGTAATTTATAGCTTAGTTTTTAGTAGAGTGCAAGAGAACCTTATAAGAAAGTGCGGTTTCAGCGATGTAGCGTTTTTATGTTACGTAGCTACAGAAACGTCGGGCCTAGCAGCTTCTACTTTATTAACCAAGTGAGCTTCTTTAGCTTCAGCTTGTTTAATATGATTAATGACTTGTCTTATTTTGTCATCAATCCTTACCATATCAAGAGTGTATCTTTTCTCCTGATTATAGTGCTGCGACCACTCCAGTTCTAGACTCCTTTTTTTCGTGTAAAGGTTCTGAACGTGTTCCATCTATAACCTCCTCATAGGTTAACCATGTTTTAGATTTACTTGTAAATCCATCTTTGTCCCATACAATATCATTTTTTCCTAGTTTGTCAACTAGTGTATCCTCAAAGGATTTAGCGTTATCCTCACAAGAGATATTAAATATAGCGTGGTAGCCATATGCTCTGATTTGTACTTTAAAAGTTTTCATGGGTTCTTTCTTTCTATCATAAAAAAAGGGGACCCGAAAGCCCCCTTTTTAATTTTTCAGTTATTACGCACCTTCAACGCCGAAGATACCTCTAGGGTCTGAT